TCTTTAATTTTTGTATCAAAATCTAGGTTTTCAAAAGAATCTTCTGATAGTTCATCTGGGTCTACTGGGTCGAGTCTAAAACTTTTTTCATTTTCTTGATTAAATGCCCCACCCTTCGTAGCATAGTTTTCATTGGTATTGAGGATGTTTGTAATTCGTTTATCATCGTATCCTCTGGATTTAAGAATTTCTCTTGCCTCGTCTTCATAACTTGTCTCCCTTAAAATGCTTTTTGATTTTCTTAGTTTACCAAATAATCTTTTTTCTGGAAACCATATAATTGCTTGTAAATCTGCTGGGTATAATTTACTAAATTCTATGTTATTTTCCTTAACTTTTTGGTTCACTTTATCTGTTGCTATTTGCATTATTTTTCTAAATGAAATTATTTGACCCCCATTTCTTGGACTGTCTATTAACTGAACAACTTTTTTTACCAAATTGTTTACAGATAAATTTAATTCTGTTTTGTTTTTGTATCCATTATTTGCATATGGTCTTAATATTTCAGAGGCCTTTGAAATAGCATAGTTATCATCTGTTTTTAATAAATCTTCATCGATATTATATTCTTTAATGATTTTTTTTCTATTATACTTAAATTGTAAAGGGTATTTTTTTTCATCTAATTTTATACCAGTTTTTTTATGACCTAATTTTACAATTTGTCCTTTTGTTTTTAATAATGTATTTCTAAATCTATCTATTTGAGGCTTTAAATCTTCAATGTTGTTTGTTAATTCCCCAGTTATTCTTCCCATAGTTCTCATAAACCATCTATCCATAGTTACATATTCGTAAGCACCTTGCAGATTTGGATAAAAGGCACCACCTATTTTAGGACCAAATATTGCAGAACCCGGTAATTCTTGGTCTACCTTTTCTTTGCTTGGCTTATGACCAGTTATGTAGTTTATTTCTCCAGCCTTAAATCGAGTATTTAAAAATTGGTTTGCATCATCTAGTCCAAACTCTATTACCAGATTATTATATTTTACAAATCCCTCTCTCATTGAAGGACTAACAGAACCGGCACTATCAAACTCCTCCTCTGTTTCTGGGAATCGGTTGTTTTTTTTGTAAAAGTCATATACTTGTAATGCATATTTTAAATTAGAACTTGGTGCTTGACCGTTGCTTGTTATGGCTAATCCTACAACAAAAGTTGTTCGAGCATTTTTATCAGACAATATTTCTGGATATATGTCTCCTAAAAGTTTTATAGCATTTTCTATATTAGTTGAATACCAAGCACCAGCATTTTTAGGATTATTAACAATTTCGTTTAAGGCTTCTCTTGTTACAACATCAGATATAATTTCTATCTGTTCATCGGTATATTCGCCAGTTTCAGTTTTTAAGTCTATGTTGTTTTCTTTTTGTAATTGTTGATTTCGTTCTACTAAATATTTTCCTATTTCTTTATTGTCAGCAAATTTCTCTACATCTATAGCATCAATTAAATCAACATTAGATAATGTTTTAACTACATCAGAAAAATCATCAACTGCTGGTGCTAAAGCATATGACATCCTAGGATCACTTGTAGGCTCTGGATTGAATTGAGATTTAATTTGTTCTGGATAAAAAGCTACATAAATTGTGCTTTCATCTACAGCACTGTTGTCAAATAATAACCTTTCTGTTTCCTCAGCCTTTATACCATCATAACCAAGAGATTTTATATATTTAATTAAATTTTGATTCTGTTGAAAAAGTCTAAACAATGTTTGCTTATTATCTCCACCTAAAAATTCTTTTAATGCTGATTGAGGATCGCCATAAGCATTTGGAAAATTAGGATCAGCAGTGCTTATATCACCTAAAATATTATCGCCAAAAATGTTTTTATTTCTTATATTTTTTTTACCAGTTGACTTTTTTATTAATTCTACAAATTCAATACCAGAAATTTCGTCACCAAAATCTGCATTAAGAATTAAAGGATTTTTAATGTTTAAATAAGCTGGAACAACTTGAGCATTACCACCATCCCAATTTTCTCTATTTTTAGCATACAAACTAGCCACTGATGGCGAGTCAGAAAAGAAAAATTGTGGACCTATATCGGAGCTAAAACCAAATTGTTTAAAGTCTCTATTAGTTCCGTGATATGTTTTTAACAACTCACCATTCTCATCTCTTACTTTAGAATCTTTAAAGAACTCTTCTTGTTGTGGTGTAAGCCTAAATGACTCTTCTGGAGTTTCTTTTGGAAATATAGTGTATATATCTTCTTCAGCATCTGTTAATTCTACTCTACCAGCTTTTTTCATAGCCTCCATAATTTCAGCATTTGGTGATTGAACATTAACTGGAAATGGAGATGTTTTTAACTCGTTTTTAAAATACTCTGTTGCTATTCCTTTTCTTTGAAAATCTGGATGAACAGCAAAGCCATCGATTGGGTATGGAGATGATCCACTGCTGTGATATGCAATTACTGGTTTACCCTTGTAATTAAGTATTTCTGCAGTTTCACCATATCCAGTTGATGCTTCAGAAAAACCAGCCTTTTTTAATTCTGATTTTGTCATATCTCCACCATCCTCTAAGTTTTCAACTATAGTTGGTGTAAGTCTAAATGACTCTTCTGGTGATTTCGTATCCTCAGCCGTTTCCACTGTCTCAACATCTTCTACTGGATCAGTAATTATAGGGTCGCCTCCTTTAAAAAGAAAAGCAGTGTTTACTCCATCGCTTTGCATTCCTAAGATTTCATCAAATTCTTTAACAATATTATCTGGTAATGCAACTATATCCTTTAGACCAACTTCATCATTAGCATACCCTAAATAATTAAAAGTATACCATTTAGAAAACAACTCAATACCTCTTGGGCCACCAATATTATTATTGTCTAAAAGAGTCCCCATACCTCCTATCCAGTTATCTATTTTTGATTTAAGTTCTGGATTTTCTGTTTCAAGTTTTTTATAGAGGATTTCGACAACTTCCTCAACGTATACGTCTTGATTTGCTCCTTTAGTGAGTACGATTCTCCCTCCGGAACTATTATATATGTTGCTTCCGAGCGTTTTGACTTTGTATAATTTTTTTCCTTCTTCATATCCATCTTCTCCTTCTTTAATTCTTGAAATTTCAAATTTTCTAGGATCGTAATATCTATCTAATAAATCTTGATCAGACATAATTGATGTTGGTACATCAACATAGAAATCAAAGTCAACGTCTTCAAAGTTAGGGTTATCTGTAATTAACTCATTAAATATCATCATATTTAAAGGTATCTCAACTCCAGTTTCTATTTCTTTTTTTCTATTTTTATCAGCTACATCATAAGGGTTAATTTTTTTAATAAAATCTTTATCTTCTGTTAATTTTTTAACATATTCATAATCTTCTTTTTTGTTAAAATTTTCTTCTTTTATATTAATCTTAACATTGCCTTTATCGTCAACTTCTAAAAAATTAGGTAGAAGTAAATTTTCTCCTTCTGTTATTTTTTTTAAAATTGGTTTATTTTTTTTATTATTTATCCTTGTAAAAGTACCACTAGCACTACCACCTAAAACTGACCCAATAGAGGCACTTGTTACTGTTCTTTCCCACCACTCATCATCTGTAATATCTCTATAAGTTCCTTCTGCTGTCAAAGAAGTTATTTCATCAATACCCTCTTGCAAACTTTCAGCTAATCCACCTTTTAACATTTCTAATGGCACATCTTTATGTAGTCCTTTTTTAAAAATTTTATTAAAGAAAACATCTCTAGCAAGTTTTGGATTTTTATTGTAACTATTAAATAAACTAGATGGTCCATAGTTTGTAGCAAAACTTACTAAACTCACCAATGATGAAAGCCTTCCAGCTTCTTGTGGATTTACATCGTATTCTCTAGCAGTTTGATATGTGTCTGAATACATTAAAGAGCTTCCATAAAATGCACCACTTGCTGGACCCATAAAATATGAAGTTCCTACTTGAGTTAAAAATGTAGGAATAGTTTGAGCTAGTTGATCAACCCATTTTCCTTCTATTTCAATATCATCTAATTTGTAATATTTATCATAAAACTTTTTTTGATCATTTATCCAGCTAGAAATTTTGTCCTCAGATACAATTTTTTCTTGTTCTTTTTCAGACCTTTGAGTATATAAACCATTAGGCCCAAGCTCCGTATTTATAAATCCTTCTTTTTTAAGTATAGGATTAATAATTGCTGGAGTTAAAAATGGCGTAATTGTTTTTTTATAGTTTTCTAAAAAATCATATGCTTTTTTATATTCTTGATGATTGGGATCGTCTGTGTTTAAATCATAATCTCCCATCTTGTACCCATAAGGACTTGTAGTAAAAGTCTCGTAGTATGATTGAGGTATCTCAAAAGCTAAATTTTTAGGCAATTCTAGTAAGCCTTTACCGAATGCTTTTAATGTGCTTTTATCTGGAAGTTCATCCCAAAATGATTTTTCTTTTTTTTCTGACATTATTTTACTGACTCTTGCTGTGATTTAACATAACCAAACCAGCTGTCTTTTAAACTTTTTAATGCTTTTAAAAAGAATCCTTCTTCTTTATCTTCAACCACACTAGTTTTTTTAATTGAATCTATTTGCTTAACTAGCATAGGGTCTAAATTCAGAAGTTCCATTGTTGCTCTGTCTATCTTCTTTTCATCATTATTTTTTACTGCTCTTTCTAACATACTCATATATATTTTTATTTCATCTTGTCTCTTATTATATTGAGTTGCAGTTTCTGATTTTGTTTTAGAAAATAAACCATTAACAACACTGTAATCTAGTTTCATATTTGGTTCTTTAGGTTTGTACATTTTTTTCAATTCTTCTATTTTAGCTTTACTTAAATAAACACTACCACTTTCTAAATCTTTAAAAAGTATATTTGATTTCATATAGTCTGGAAGATTTGCAACATCAATCCTATAAGGTCTCTCTACTGTTTCTTTTGTGTAATCAGTTTCTTTTTCTTCTTCTTTTCCTTTTTTCTCTAAAATTCCCTTAATTGGATCGTACTCTATATCACTCATTTTATCTGCATATTTTGATTTTAATTGATTCATACTTGTTGTACTTAAATAAATACTATCTCCGGGTGTGTTTGAAATCATAGGGTCTTTTAAATATATAGGATTTAGCATTGTTTTATCAATAAGATTATGCCTTGTGATTGAAGGCTTTGATAAATCTGTAACTGGTTTATCTTCTTCTTTTAATTTTTTTAATGCAGAAGGCAGATAGCTTTCAGCTAAGTCTTTATCAGTTTTTTTAAGATTTACGTTTTGTCTTACAGAATCCAACATTGCTTCTCTTGTTAGTTCATCAGCATTTTGATAAGAAGGAGTTTGTGTTAGTATGTTTGCATATATTCTAAAATCTTTACTAGCTTGAGGTTCGTTTTTAATTAATTTTTGAATATTTTGAACGTGCTTTATTCCATCTTGTGGACTTAGTGAAAGTTGTTTTTGGTTTAGTTTATTTGCATTAACATAAGCCTTGACTTCTCTTGGTAGCTGAGGATCGTCAAAATCTACCCCTAAAATTGATTCTATTGTAGATTTGTATTCCATTATTTAACTCTCCCCCAGCTGTCTTGGTTAAACAACTGTTTTAAATCTTCCATATTGAATTTTTGCAATGTTGCAAAAAATGATTCCATAGGATTAGTAGTGTTCATAATAAGATTAGAATCAGCTTGACCAGTAATACTCCTAATTCTATCTGCTCTTCTTAAATTATAATCATCTACAACTTTTTCTTGTCCTATTTTATATTCTTCGTTCATAAGAGCAATTTTCCTTGCAGTTTCAGCAATTTGACCTTGTGTTTTTGCATCAAGCCTACTTCTTACTTCAGTTGCAATTATTGAATTTTCTAAACCTTGCTTAATTATATTTCCAGATTGTTGTGTTCTGGTTCTGTCTGCCATTGCAACTATAGGTTGAATCGCTTGAGATTTGATTTGACTTAAATTATCCATACCATACATTGACCTACGCTGTGCTTTTTCTAAATAAGCTAATTCTTCTGGAGATTGATATTTGGCATTTTTAATTGCTAAATTTCTAGCTCGATTCGCTTTTTGATTTTGTAAATTTGATGTTATTAAATTAAGTCCTAAATTAGCAAAAAAAGCTCCTACTGGCATTATATTTCCTCCTTCATTCCTCTTGGTAATTCTTGGTCTATATTTTGATTTAAAATTTCTTGTATTCTGGCTTCCCAAATTTGTAAATGTTTATCTGATATTGCTGGGTCTGTCATTGCAGTTGCTACATATATAGCGTAATCGCAAAGAGCAATATGATGATCGTTGTCAATTACTGGACCTTTAATTCTATAGTTTTTAATTATACCAGTTCTAACAAAATACACATTAGATATACTTTGGCTTGACCAATCTCCACCACCTTGATAGCATTGAAAACTTACATCTTTTTGATCGTTCAAAACTGCAACTCCATATGATACAGCTTGTGATAAATCTAATGGGTCTGAATCATCAAGATCAATAGCAGAGTCTACAGTTATGCTAGTTAAAGTATTTATTGTATTTCCTTCTAAATATTTAACTGATAAGCCATTAATTTGATCACCCATAGTAGTATCTAAGTAAACATAATCGTTTCCACCTCCATTAATATGTGGTGCAAGTAAAACTGTTTTTGATATATTGTCTGTATTTTGAAGATTTGCTCTATAGTAGATGTCTGCACTTCCACTTTTTGGGATTTTATCAAATACAATAAAACCATTTCCTAAAGTATAGTAATTAGGCTCTCCCTCTTCTACAGTCATAGGGCCAGTTGAGTTTGCATTAAAAGTCCATTGGTCTCTTTCTATATGAGGTATTTCATCTCCATTAATATGAACAGATATAGCACTTTTAAAAGTAGAGGGCAACTTAAAAGCATTTAACTTTTCATTGTCTCTAAATAAAATAGTGTGATGCTGTTTAAATAAACTACATCTGTTCGCAAGTAAAACTTCTGCTTCTTTTAATAGTGGTATGTAGTTGTCATAATCTTCAAACAACTTACACCTTGTTTCTAATTGTGTCCACGATTGATCCATTTATCCCCCTAATGCTGTAACTCTTTTTTTTAAATTCTCTATTTCTAACTTCATTTCTGTAATTAGTATTTCAATTCGTCTTGTTGATTCGCCTACAACTTTATTTTTTGGTTTCCTTGATATGCTACCCGACTTCAAGCTCAATATCCTTTATTTGTAATTCTGTTGCTGTGCTGTTTGTTGTTTCAAACAATATCTCAACACCTTTTGCCCTTTTGCCAACTCTAACATTTCTTTGATTTCCACTCCCACTTACATCTCTCGTTAAGTCATAAGTATTATAAGCATCTGTTGTTCCGTGATCTTCAGAACTTCTATCAAATTTAAACTTCACTTGAACTGGCTCACTGGTAGAACAGTGAAAATTTAACTTTCTAATTAATATTTTTTCTTTTCCTTCTGCTAAAGTCACATATCCAGTTTTTAAAAATACTCTTGGATTGCCATTTGTAAAATTTCCACCATCAAATTCTCTAAATTTAGTATTTAAATTATTTGCAGAAATCATATTCATATAAACCTTGCTATCATTCCTTACAACAAATGAGTGTATTTTCCCCTCTTGATTACCTTTACTGCCACTTGTGTGCTTTGTAGATGTTTCATAACTAAAGCTATCACTCATATAATCATACCATATTAATCTTTGTTGCTGAAACGCTTTTAAATCCATAATTCTAACTTTATAAGGATTGCCCGGTAATCTAACTAAAAGTCTTTCTTTGTTGTTGTCTATATCAACTACAACATCACCTTCAGTAACACTACCAGTCTGACTTACAGTTTCAGTCAATGTAGCTGTTGCTGTTTGATATTTATCTCTCCATTGCTCTGAAATGCTAATAAATTCAAAGTTAGGAGTAATATAATATAAATTATCTTTACCAGCAAAAAACACACCATTTTTCCATTTTTTTATACTTCTTGGATTCTCACAACCTAAATTTGGCTCTGACTCTATAAGACTCCATCCAGTAGGGTCTGTTGTTGGAATGCTTAGTCTGAAAATTCCTCTTTCAGCAAACACTACTAAGTCAGCCATTAAACCAGCAACTCCAACGATTGCTCCACCTTGCAAATCATTTAAACGTATGTAGTTAGATATAGGCATAACGTCTGGTTGTTGTAGCTCACTATATATAACCATATCATCATAAATATCACTTTCTCCTACTGAATCAAATAATTTAACATTACATCCAAATGTTCTACCATTTACAGTGTCAGATACTTTATATCTAGTATCTAAAGATTCCACTCCAGCTAAAGGATGAACATTTAAATCCCCAAATCCAGAATCAACAACTGTTAATATATGGTTGTTACCGACTTTGGTCCAAGATGCATCTGTTCCAGCTATAACTCTATTTTTAGATTCTGCTTGAGTTAAATTTACAAACCCACTATTTCCAGAATTTCTAAAAACATCGTCAGTATTAGCAGAAACAAAAAAATTAGCTCCATCAATCATAGCTCTATTTCCAACTACACTATCTGGTTGTAGTCCACTATTATTAACTGCCCATAAAGATTGATGAGTCCAAGCCTTTGTTCCAGCTCTTTTTACTTGAGATATAATGACGTCATCCACTTTTAAAGAACCATTTACAGTATGGCTTCCACCAGTAGAATCTGCTTTTGCTCCAACTCTTCCAGTAACAAACATTCTAAATGCAGTACAGTTACTTGGTATTCTGAATAATTTTTCTAAGGTGTAAGTGTCGGTATTATTACCGATATGATAATTAGTTTGTTCTGTAGATTGTGTCATAATAGTGCTACCAGCACCTCCTCCAGTAAAATCTTGCATTTTAAAACTTACTTTTGTTTTTCCTTCCTCAGAACCATTACCACCACTGGTCGTTAAAGAACCACTAGCCTTAAAATAAAACAATTCTCCTCCATTAAACCCAGAATAGATGTCGTCACTTTGAAAACAATCAAACTCATTATACACATAAACAATACTAGGAGCAACTGCACTCTTACTACCACTAGAGTATTCTCCACTACCAACACTCCCAGTTTGTAATGTTAGTCCAGTGCTAGAAGAAAAAGTTCCCCAAGTGGAAGACCCTCTTGCAGACAAATATCCAGAATTAGTCCAATTGTCAGACATTACGACCCAGCCTCTACTTTCATCAAATCTATCATTATAAGTATCATCATCTAACAATAAAAATCTTTTTCCAACCTCGTTAATATGTCTTAAACTTTTTGCTTGAGCATTGCTAAGAGTTCTCCAACTGGTGCAAGTTTTAGTTTGGTCTATTGCTCCATATGATGTTGAAGGTGTTTCCATATCCATAAAAATATCACCTTCTTCAGCACTAACAGCAGAAGTTCCCATATAAGTATAACTACCAAAACTGCCACTTAAATTTGTGTAATTGGTTGCTGGGTAACTTGTGGTAAAATCATCTGTGTCCCAAGCACTAAACAGACTTCTACCTTTAAATCCAAGCCTTGTATTTATCCACTGATTTTCAACACCAGCTGTTGTATTTATTCCTTTAACATAATAATAAGCACCATCTTCTGGGTACTCTCCGTCAGTTATTGCTCTGTAAATACTTAGTCCAGTAAGTCTTGGATTGTATGCTGTTTCATCAAACTTTAATTCAAATGTAATAGTATTTGTATTATCTCCACTAAAACTAATAGGTCCTACTGTATCATTAATAAATAATCCTTCTTGCACTCCATCAAAAACTGGTGCTATTTTATAATGAACATTTTTAGAGCTTAATGTAAAAGGCAAAGTACCTCCATCTAAAGACGTAACATTGCTAATAGTCACATTATCTATTCTTGGGTAATTTATAGGATCATAATGAAAAGCATCAAAACTGTATCCTACTCCACTTGTAAATGTAGCTGATGTTGCACCATTGCTTATTCCATTAGGATTTAAAGTGCAGTCGTCAGTAAATCCAGCAGTTAAAGTTATATTTGTAGGAGTTACACTATCGTAAACAGTCTGTCTTATATAGATACCTCCATCCAGAGATAAAGAATTTTCAGAATCAACATTTGCTATTACAGTCAAGCCTCCGTTGTGTCCATTTTTATGTTCAATTGCTGTTTTAAATTCAGTAGCCATTTGAGATGCAGTCATATCAACACCACTAGAAGATTCATTTATTACTATAACTTCTCCACCAGTATCACTACCACCAATAAACTGTGTATCAGCAGTTGCATTTGAAGTGTTAGAACCGGCTTCTGAGATAGCCGTATTTCCAAGTGCTGTTTTTATAGATTGCCTCATTGCAACTTTTCCACTAGCAGTAGCTCCTCCGTAGTTAACATCAATTAAACCATTATGGCCGTTAGTGTGAGTGATAGCTATAGCAAACTCAGTGGCCACGTCAGCTACATCTGATACACTACTAATGTTTACATAAGTGTATGTTCCATCAGTTTGACCAGTAGTTTTTGAGCCATCACTTTCAAAAAAATAAGTTATTACATAAAGAGACCCATCTGCTTTTTTGGCTCTTAGTGTAATTCTATATGCATCTAAAGTTGTGCTAGTGGCTGTCCAACTTGCTACTGACGATCCAACAACTGCACCAGTAAATACATAATCTACGTTATGACTATCTACTGCCTTATATGTTTTTGATAGTCCTTCGTAATCAATCAATGTAATCGTTTCATCTTCATCCAGTTCTGCACTAAATTGCCAATGAAGTTTAGATTCCCCTTGATTAAAAAAATTTCTATCAATTTTTTGATAAACACCTACATTATGGTTTATGCCCTTAGCAAACCTTACAGCACTGCCATAGTTGTATAAAAAAATTCTTTCTGGAGAGTTTGTTGTGAGTGCATCTAAATCTACATTATTTGAAAAATTTTCATCTAATCTAAATATTTGTTTTGATGCATCGAAATCATATCCAAACCAATATAAAGTTTGAGACACTGGTTCTATCCACCAAATCCAATCTAAACTTTTTCTACCAGAAACTTCAACAGCAGAACCAAAACCATTTCTAAGTGTTAAAGCACCATCATTTAGGTTGTGTAAGTTCTCCATATGAACAAAACCTACCCTTACTAACTTAGGGTCTGATTGGCTGTTATAGCCTATGTTTATTGGATATTTTATTCTTATCAATGTTTTACCTTTTTATTTATAAAAGTGGGGGGAGTGATTCTAGGATTTCTCCAGTGAAATATCACCCCCACCCTTATTAACTTACGATTAACTTACGGTTTAAGCGTAATCAGACGGTCCACCACCCAGAACACCTTGCATTCTAGGATTAGTACATACTAGCTGACCCATCCAGAATAATCTAGACTGCATATTGTCTGAACCCTCTAATCTTTTAAAGTCCTCAAAAGTAAAGTTTCTATCTCTGTGAACTTTAAAATCCAAGTAGTCAGTATTTAAGAAATACATTTGACCAGCTGGAACGTGAGAGTCAACAACTACTGTAGCACCCTTGAACCTTAATGAATCAAACCCAGCATTAGCAATGTCATCGCTACCAGCAAATCTTTTGTTTGCTTGTAATGATGTTTCATATGCATCATAAATTGCTTGAGTTGTGATTATAAGGTCTGGTTGATCATTATCTACAGTCAATGCACCATACATTCTAGTCATTGCTTTAGATATGTTTGCTACACCAGCACTTAATGTTACTAGCTCTGACCAAGTACAATCTGCTGTAGATGTAGCATCATCGTCAATACCACCAGATAAATTAAATGTACCTAGTTTAGCATTCCACCAAGCATTAGAATCAGAATCGATTCCACCTAGTGTACGATTATACCCAACTATAGCACCGTTAATATTACCCGGAAAGTGGTGAGTAGTTGCATCCGGCATTGTTTCAATTAAAGCAACACCAGCATCAACTGATGTATAGTCTGCACTTGCGATTGTACCACCACCAGATATTGCTGTAATAGCATTTGCATCTAGTGTACCATCATTATCAAACATAGAATCGCCAAACATATCTTTGAACTTTTTCTCTGCTTGTTTTAATTTTGATTTCATTAAAGAAATCACTTGTGAAGAACCTTTGTTTACTAGTTCTTCTGAACCCGGAATTTTTAATCCAACATATCCAGTTGCCCAATCCCAAGTAGCTTTTTGCATAGTTTCTTCTGATGCAGTTGCAGTGTTTCCACCATCATCTATCCAACCAGATGTACTGCCAGATAACTTTGCATATTCTACTGGGGTTACTATATTCTTACCTCCGTCTAACAATTCAGCATTTTTCAATAACTTTAAGCAGAGGACGTTAGAATTATAGATATTGTCAACCAATACTGGAATAAACTTTTCACGAGTAATTGCACTTACTGAAGTTGATAAAGCCATTTTTTACTCCTTATTGACTATTCGTCAAAGTATTGTTTAAGGTCTTCGTCATACGGGTTTATGTCTTTCCAAGATGTGAACTTTTTAGGAGTTATAGTTTCCCTTGCTCCCACCTCAGAACGATCTACCACAATATTAGAATTCCTACTATTATTCTTGTCAAGTTTTTTATAGTGGCCCAATTCTTCTTGAAGATAATCAAATGAATATTCTCTTAACATATTAGACAAGCTAACATTGCCGTTACTGTCACGATACCTTTCAGAGTTCTTCTCTGAGAAGTCAAGAAAGTTCATAACCTTATCTGGTGTTCCCAATAAATCTGGATACTTACCTTCTAGGCCAGACAATTCTTGTTCTAAATTATCGGTTCGCTGATCAATTATTCGACTATTCTCAGCTTCCTCTAATTTGTTAAGCCTTTCTTCATATGGATTATTTTCAACTTGTTCAACAGTTTCTTCTGGTTCAATAAAATTACTATTTAAACCATAAGAATCAAACTCCTTATCATTATCAAAGTAATCTTTAATGTGACTTTGAAGTTCTTTGTCTTCGTTGAACTTTTTCAAGAATTTTCCCACTCCAGCGATTTGTTGAGCTTTTTCTGTGTTAGACTTTTGCCAATCATTACGATTATCAGAGTCTTTTTTCCACTGTTCTACGTCAGAAATAGAATATTCCTTACCATCTATTTCAAATCCGTATGTTTGCTCATAATCACTGCTACCCTCTGGATTTGTTGCTCTTGAATCTGCTTCATTCGATGCTTTCACATCTGTAACAGAATTTTCTTGAGTCGCTTCCTTTGGTGTTTCTTCAGACGTTGTAGTCTGTTCTTGTCCCTCTAATGAACCAAGCTCTTCTTGAGAAAGCTCGACATTATTATAGGACTCCTTACTATTCGACATAGAGTCTCCTTATTTTTGAGTTGCTCTTATATAAAAATTTATCTTACTATTGGCAAAGGACTACCATCTCTAGTAGTCTCTGTCACTGAGTACACTTGACCACCAAAGCTAAAATTTTCTGCTCTTCCAATTGCTGGACTTGCTCCCGTTGAAGTTATATGACTTTTCCATATTGTTGGAGTCATACCTCTGTCAGTTGAAGAATATCTATTTCTTCCAACTGTTACTCTTGTTGCACTATAAGTAAGTCCCGGCTTCCTAGACTTTCCTTCTGATTTTTGGTATTGCTCTGCTAGAGCATATCCAGTCATATCATTTCCACCAGACCTTGTTTGGCCTTTAGGTGCTTGTCTTTCCCCACCAGCTATTTTTCTTAATTTGTCTTTCTTTTCGCTCATTACAGCTCCTCTGTTTTTTTGCTTAAATTACTTAATTTATATCTTTTTGCTTGTTCTACAATTTTCTGGTCTTTTGAATGAAAAGCACTATCAATGCACTTTTTGTTTATTTTTCCAAACCCATTAACTTTACAATATTCTATTAATCGCATTACGGTCTATACCTCTTTGGTCTTGGTTGTGATGGTTGCTTTCCAGTTTCTTGCTCTTCTTCTTGTGTTCCTTGTGCCATTAACTGCTGAACCAGCATAGCATCTTCAATTTCTTGTGGGTCTGTGGAACTTTGCATTATCTCTGCTTGTTGTTGCTGTTGTTCCATTTGCATTCGTTTTTGCTCCATTATCTCTTCAAGTATCTCTTTAGAAATATCTTTTTGAGTCCATCTCCAGAATTGTTCTGCATTTAGTAGTCCCATCTGAACTAAATCTAATGCTTGATCAAAACGACTTGCACGAGACTCTGGCATACTTGATCCGGGAACGTATTTAAAATCCATATCATCGTCAATTAAATAAGGAGTCACTTCATAAAACTCATACATACTTTCTTCTTGAGAATATGTTCTTACATTTATATTTTCAGCATAATTGTTTTTAAGCATAGATAAAGTATATTTATATAAGTTTATAATAGCATCTTGACCAACCTCTCTTTCTTTAGTACGAATAACTTGTTGAGATGCTTCTTGTAATTGAGCAATTGCTCTACTTGCTGTCACCCCACTAGGGTTACGACCTTGTGTTATGTCGTGTACACCACTAACAGTATCTGCTAGTTGAATTAAACTTTGAGCCATTGGCAGACTAGAAGATGATATATTCCCAGCTGGTAATCTGTTTACGACTTCGTGTGGTCCATTAGTATAAAATACTTGGCCCGGTTTGTCAGTAGGCCTATTGCCCGGTGTTTTCATCATACTCTTAGGCATAACCACAGAAGGATTACCGTGATAGATTAAATTATCCATCGCTTGGGATAATGTAATAGAAGAGCCAACTGCCAATGACTCTATAACTTCTGGCTCACCTTTACCCCAAATAGTATGAGCCGATTTATAATTTTGAAACATTACTAAAGGTATAAAAGGGTAAGGCGATTTTTCTCTTTGAAGTAAAACTGGCCCACACCAAGTTGCTAAATATAGCTCTCCTTGTTCATAATACCAAGCCTCTTTTAATAATGCTTGTCCTTCTCCATAGCCTTCAGCAGTTTCTGAATCTGACCTAACTGGCGAATGAGTTGTTGCTTCTGGCCTATTTGTTTTGTCTGTAGCATATCTGTCAACGTGCTTTACGAAAGACCTATACTCATTCATTTTACCTTCGCTTTTTACAAATTTTCCATTATCATATCTTTCTTTAATTTCACTTATGTATGTTGGGGTTGCAAATATAATACAACTAGAGTTTTCTATTGTTGTAGCTAAAGGATCAAAAAACACAGTAAATGGGTCTGGTATAGTAAAATCAATTTTGTTTTTATGCATTGAACATTTCAAAAACCCATTTCCATATATCAAACCATCTCTCTTCATACCAGCAACAGCTCTAGATACTTTTCTTTTTTCCATTTCAGACTCAACAGCTTCTTGTGCTATTCTAGCAGTCTGAACTTGCTCTTGCCTCTTAGGCATTATATCTACTTTAGGATTACGATCTGTAAGTATAGAATACATAGTTTCAACAACAGAATGGACTATATTAGGCTCAATTCTTGACTTATACTTAGGTAAGTTAAATGGTTTTAAAAACTGTCCAGAATAAAGCTCTTCGTTCCTTCTCCATCTGGGAACTTTAATTTTTTTAGCATCTTTTGCAGACTGAAATTTGTTCTCTAGCTTTTTTATTAAACTAAATTCTTCTACGCTTGGAGCATAACCAGCTTGTACTTCTAAAGGTTCTCCAGTATCTGGGTATTCTTTCCTAGCCATTATTATTCACCTTTACGTTTAGTGTTGTATTTTTTACCCTTCCAGATAAATATTGCATCTTTTCCATAATTATCTCTAATAAATTTAAAAGCATCGTCAAAAGATTTTTCATCTCCAGCTAACTTTAAACCCGTTTTTCTTTCTTTTTTCCATATATCCCAAGTGCTTTTATCAATTTTCATATCAGTAGAGCTAGGATCAGCAATTTTTCTTACCAGCATTCCTTTAGTTCTGTACATTTTTTGAGGTTTTAGTTCTTTTTTTCTTAATTCCTTATATATTTTCATATTTTTCCTTTAAGTTAACTCGCTTACAGTTTTGCCTTTTTCCCACATTTTACAACTCCAGTACCTAGCTTTAGTTTTAGGTCCGGGATTATCACAGTTATGTCTAGCTCTAAAATTCTTCCTAGCATTGTCATCATCTCTTCTTATCTCCATATTAGGATCACCAAACATAACTTTCTTAGTCTTTCCACCGTCATTAACAAAGACTTTAAATTTTTTTCTACCATATCCGGGTTCACCTTGAGATATTCTAGATGGTTTATTTAACTTAACATCAGCTATTTTTTTTATTTTACTTTTTCTATTAGACATTTTTAGCTATTTCTTTTAAAATGCTTTTTTTATCAATTGGTTTTAATGTAGGATGCTTTTTGTCTGAATGCTCTGCTCCAGCCATTAATGTTCCATTAGGATGTTTATGCATAGGCCCTACATATGTATTTATTGGCCCTAATCCACATCCTTCAAAGTCTTCTACACCTTCACAAACATATTCTCCACCTTTTGTTTCCATTTTTATTTTGATGTATTTTTCGGACTCTCTCACTCTATCTTGTGACATTACCCTCCTCCTTGACCACCACCAATTTCTCCAGATGGAGGATTAGGTGCTTGATTTGAAACATAGCTTCTAGAATAATTTATTTTCTTATAAATTTTATTTTTATTTTTCTTTTTCTTTTTTTTGTATATTTTATTCATTATTTATAATGCCTTTGATATGTTTTTTAATCTTTTGTCTATCATCATTCTAGTAAGTTCGTTGAATCTATCTTGGCTTATTTCTTTTGGTTTTCCACCACTAGACCAATAACCTTGATCTTCAGTACCACCTTTTTTAATAAAACTTAATGTTGTATAATATTTATCACCTTGTTTAAACAACTGTCTTTCAGTTCCTAAACCAGCTGGACCATATGTTGTTCTTGATGTTTTATCTGTCACTCTACCTTTTCCGGGATATTCTTGGAAGTGAGGTCGTTTTGCTACACTAAAATCAAATTTTCCCTCATCTTCTAATTTTTGTTCAGCAGTTTTTATTACCTTATGGGTTTCTGTTCTTAATCCAAGAGGACCAGCTTTATATGTTTCTCTATCTTGAGGCTCATACCATTCCCCATCTTCTTTATATGCAGTTGGATCGTGATGCCATTTTACCCCATCTTCTCCCTTACCACCAGCACCATACAAAAAAGTATTTACCTTAGATAAATCAATTTTCCGTAACCTATCTGTAAGCTCTTTTGGAAGATTGCCATTTCCAATATTTACCATATCTTCACGAGATGCTTGAAATTTAGTACCATCTGGTAGGACAAACACATCTGTTCTGCCTTCTACCCACGGTGATTTATCATTGTCTATATAACCATTAAATACTTTATTACTTTTAGGATTCCGTGCTTGAGACCCATATATATCAATTAGTTGTCTTAGCATACCCTTTTGTAACTTTTTTCCACTTACAGTCATTTTTTCTCCTAATTAAAATTCATAGTAAAGCTCCCTCTTTGAGGCTCTGCTGTGAGTTCTTTATATTTTCTTTGGTCAGCAGTAAGTTTTTCAACCTTTACCTCTGACGGTGCTTGAATATGAGTTAAAGCATATCTCAAGGCATCTACACAGTGATCTTCCAGAGTCGTATCTAGGTCCTCTGGCCTTCTTTCATCACAAATTTGTTCTGGAATAGTCCTTGCTAAGTTTGGACAAGTTCCATTTATTATATAAAAATTTGGCTCGACTTTATCATTATGATGCATCATCTGAGCTAAATTCCTCCAACCGTTCACACGGTCATTATTTGCTGGTTGTAAATTAGGCACTAATGGGTTTCCCATATCTCCCATCAAAGCATTCGCTATGCTTCTATCAGACCATATCTGACTAGAAGGATTCTTCCAAGACATTGGGTTTCGAGTCCACATCGAAGGATCGCCTAAAGACATTACAATATCGTCCTCAGTTAACTCTCTTATCATCTCACCCCACTCCATTGGATGCTTTTCAGTACCATATAACTCTCTATAACAAAAAACTCTATTCTCTGGCGTTACTTCAATCCATATTGCACAAAACGGTGCAGAATAACCCCAGTCTATACCAATATATCTAAAATTATTTTCATCGCCAAATCCTAGCGATTCTGCCTTTTCATCGGAAATTATATGCTTAGCTGGATGAAACTCTTTAAAATATTGTCCAGCAAACACATCCCAATCTCCATTTCTCCAAGCACTTTTTAAAGGCTCTGGTAAACTTTCTAAAAAATTTACATAATCTGGATCAGAGTTCTTCAAGGTAGGATTATCATCAATTGTTGCTGGGATATAAATACGATATCTTTTACTTACCTTACCCCGATGAGCCACCCCACTTTTTTTATGACCGATTCCGAATCTTGCTTTCAACCAGTTGTGACCACTTCCTCCGGGATTGGCTGTTAAGAATATCTGAGGCTTAACATCTGTTGTACTCCTCACAGAAGATATTAATTTAAGGTAATCTTCCTCTCTCGGTATCTGCCCTACCTCTTCTATTAATAATCTGTTGATGTTCCATCCTTGAAACTGCTGGTATGCATCTCTATCTTTCAAGTGTCCAGTATATATCTTTGCTCCACTTGGAAAATGAAATACTGCTGGTTTACCAGTAACTTTAGCAGTGGTATATAATTGACTGGCTCTATCTATCCAGTTCCTAAGGTCAGAATGATTCCTTCTAATGCATAAACCTACAAAATTAGGATTCTCCACACCTTTAAGCATCCATACAATTCCAGCATCTGTCTTACCACCACCTCTAGCACCACCATATAATATCTCATAAACAGATGTATCTATAGATAATGCAAGTGTCTGTTGACCTTTGTGAGGTTTCCAGATTGATTTCAAAAAGCAATACTCCGTGTTATTTTCGTGTTTATCACGGCTTTATTCTGTTTCTGGCTTTTTCTGTTCTGGTAAATAGACAAAGCCTAAATTCTCGTTATTCTCAACCTTTAATTCGCTACTCTTCAATGATGGTATTAGTCTCTCTATTACTAGTTTAGCACAAGTCATTGCATCTTTGTGTTGGGATTGAGTTCCTAATGTTCCAGCTATTTTGAAGATATTTTCAATTAAGGTTTCACCTTTTGGATTGGCTCTAAATTCATCAACTATTGCATTCCCTTTTGGTCTGCCTTTTGGATTCCCAGATTGACCAGCTTTCCATTTACCATCCTTGTGTCTCTTCGGCTGATCTTCGGTCTGTTCTATTTTCTCCTCAATAACTGCATCTTCTGGATTAATTCCATTCTTTACTATCTCTGACATATTAGTTTATATCCTCGTTTTTCTCATCTGTTAGTGTATCTATGTATTCTTCATATTCATTATAGTTATAAGATGATGTATATTCTGGAGGTGTATCAGCAGTTCTATCTTCATCGCTTATTTGAGGGGGTTGTGTAATGTCACTAACTGCATTGCTGTATATGTTAGTTCCCATTTTTGAGCCTATAATTGTAATAATAACTCCCATCATTACTCCAAGTATTAAATAGATTGATTCTATCATAGCCAATTTTAATCTATATTACAAATTAAATGATAGGTAATTATTGTGACCTTTATCACTTTTTCTGGTCGGTGTAAAAAAAAAATAAAAAAAATACTTGCATCATATTACTTTAAGTGTTTAACTTGTTTCAAGTTCAAATTAACAAATTGGAGATTCAAATGAAAATAAATAAAACTTACTTAAAAAATGGTGTTGAGATTGATTTCCCTATGATAAGTGCTTTAGGTGAAACAGAAACAAGTAAAGCAATAAGATATTCAGAGGGGATGTTTCAGTTTTACAACTTTAAAACTGGTGAGGTTATATATCAATCTGAAACATTAAAAGATGTTGTTAATTACACCAATACAAAATATAATCTGAATGATTCTGTAGCATAAATCCTACTGATGAGGGTGGTCTCATATGAGGTCACCTAGAAACCGAGAGGTCTAGGAAACTTTTCCTAAGTTAAATTGGAGATAAAAATGGAAATAAGAGCAAGAGAGTTAGTGTTAAATGAATTATCAATGGCTAGAGAAGAAAAACAAAAAAAACTAGGGTTCATACCTCGAATGCAAGAAATGGCTAAAATAGACCAAGAATGTGTTGATGTAACAGATGAAGTGAAAGCAGAATTAGCTAGTCTACACGAAGTTAGTATGGCTTTGCATAGGATAGAAATAAAGGCTTTGGATGTAAGGATAAGTTGGCTAGAAGATATGATAATAACTAATTCAGTAGATAAGGAGTTGAAATAATGAAATATATAGTATTTGAAAACACAGAAAATTACGAAGACAGCATAGTTTTGATAGCAGATAAAAATATAAAAACTATAGAAAATCCAGATAATAATATTAAAGCTGGATATGGTAATTACAAAATTCACGAACCAAGTGGTGGATTAGTATTTGACAATCTTAGATTATTACGACATTTTTTTGAAGGTGCAAGAGATGTGTTTGGAGAAGGTGATAGTTGTTATGGTTCACCAACAGATGATGAGAAAATGAAACGTAAAACTATGACTTGTTTTATTTATGAATTTTTAACTGCAAGTCATATAAAAAGAGAGATGGAATTAGAAGGTGGTTTAAATGTTGGTTTGTATTATATTGAAGATGACCAAGATAGCGAAACTTATAATTCTTACCTAGATTATATAAATTTTATAGAAAGAGAATTACATTTAAAAAAATCAAATAAACCAGAGGAAGGTAAGGTATATGCTCTTACTGGTGGTGTTGGTGATAAGTGTATTGCTAATGGTGATAGTTGGAAAGATAGTGTAGTTCAGAATGATGAGCCTAAAACCTTTAAAATTATCAGATTCTTTAAAGATGATGATAGACCTAACATAGTGCTTCTAACTGGACTTACTTTTGAACAAGCACAGAACCATTGTCAAGACCCAGATACATCTGGTGATGGATGGTTTGATGGCTATGAAAGTGATGTAGTTCAAAATGATGAGCCTCAAGATTTCGAGGGTCATTGTCCAAAATGTGATAGTGATAATTTAGATAATGTTAGTGGTGGTGTTGAATATACTGATATGGCTTGTGATGATTGTGGTCATAAATTTGGTATTGAATGTAAAGGTTGGGTCATATCATAAATCCACTGATGAGGGAGGTCTCTTTGAGGTCTCCCAGAAACCGAGAGGTCTGGAAATATTAATTAAAGGAGATTCAAAATGTTAACAAGTAAGCAAATAGATGTGATCCCAGATACTAATACTGGAATAGTAAGAGAGGTTGTAGAGGCTATGTTTCATAACAATTATGGTGAATATGAGGCATTAAAAACTGCGAGGTATAATTACTATAGGGCAGAGAAAAATGACTTTAAATCTGACCTATTTATAATCTTTAAATACAAAGGTAAGATTGTAGAGGTTGAAGGTCAGTGGTATGGTAGAGAAAATGATGAGTGTTGGTTTGATACTTACAACTGGAGTGTTAAAGTAAAAAACAAATCAACAGATTGGGATTATAAATATATATCATTAGATAGTTTATATTCATTTAATATTAATTCAATTAGGGAGATAAAATAATGAAATATATGATGACTATTTCAATGAGTGTTGCATTAGTTCTATGGAGTATCATAATGTTTAATCATATGTATAGAGGGTTAAACTGGATACCTTTATTCCCAATCTGGTTGTTTATGATTGTGTGTCTATGGGTTACCTATAGAACCGATAGTAGTAAATGGTAATTTGAAATGCCTCTACCCAGAGGCATAATGTAAGAGTGGCTCTCTTGCATCTGATGATAAAGCCGTATAAGGAGATTCAAATGAGTATAACTAGATGTTTAGATTGTGAAAGAAGAATTGACATAGATATAGAAGATGCGCACTATGTGAATGATTCTGAATGTTTATGTGAGGATTGTTACTATGATGATGAGGTTATAGCAACAATGGTAATAGGTGATGAAAAATATTATAAAACCAGCTATAGATTGTTTAATAAATATGGTGATGATGATGTTCCAGAGGTAATCAAAAATTATGCAAATTCTGTGAAATATCATTCAACAAATGGATGGAGAGGTTATTATGAAGGTGAAATTCCATCTGGTTATAATCTGGTTAAATCTAAATGGTTCTGTGGTATGGATGGTCATAATATGGATGATTTTATGTTAAATCTAAATGATATATTAGATAATAATCCAGAACGATTATCTGGTTTTGATTACTTTGTGGTAGTTCTACCAACAACAAATGTATTCAGCCAGAACCTTGAGGTGTATGTTAACAACAGTCAAAAAGATAAATTTATAGAGGAGATAAAATAATGAATATATTAGATGATATATTAAATGATAAGAATGTAAACAATAACTTAAAAAAAGTAATGAAAGGAGATGCTATGAGTAAGATGAGCGATTTAGCAATGGAGCGAGATCAAATGTTTGACGGCACTGAAGGAATGTCTGAAGAACAATTAGAAAAAGATATGAACGAACAATATGTTGAGCATATGGGTAGAAATATTCTTAAAAAAGTTCGTTTGGAATTAGGCTATAGCCAAAAGCAAATGGCTGATGCTTTAGGTTATACCAGACAAGATATTATTTCTGGAATTGAAAATGGTAACAGAACAATGTCTGGTGTAGCAGTTAGATGTTTGGAATATCTAATTCAAATCAAAGACTTAAAAGAATATAAAAATAATATTAAATCAACTATAGATTGGGCAGAAGGTAAATGGGGTGTCGGTGAATCTACAGATAATATTATAGTTGAGGAAATAAAGAAACTTTAAAAAGTAGTCTTTAAATAACTAATAGCAATATCAATAGAGTGAAGGTCATAATCTGTAGTTTGGATTGTGACCTTCCAGTTTGTAGCCACTTTATCATATGGTATGTAAGCAACCTTCCTTAATTCTGGATTAACAAAAGCAAACAAGTCAACATCCCTTCTTCTGTATCCACCCTTTATAGCCATCTCTCTGGTATACTTTAATACATATTGAAAGGAGCGACCATCAGTAGTTGTTGTATTGGATGTCTTAACTTGGACTTTATAAACATAGCCGTTATCTGCTATAACTACATCATAAGGCATTTGTCCATTAACAATAGTTGCATTATGACCCTTGTAGAAACAATCAAAGCAAACAAAATGCTCTCCAGCTGTTCCTACCATTAAACTCATTTGTTATATATAATTCTGGTTACTGATTCATTAGATAAAAAGTAATGCTCTTTTATAATAGATATTTTATCGCTGGAGTTCAGATCACTATAACTTAAACCTTTCCAGAATGCTCTGATTTCTGCATCCCTTATTGCAGTATCCATTTGATCATTAAGTCTCTGAAAATCTACATATTTACTCTTCATAATCATCATCGTATTGTTTATTTAAACAAAACCCACACAGAATATAATCATCTGGTTTACCTATGCCCAGCATTACCATTGGCTCATACCAAAGGTCTTCTGTGTCTCCACAGCTACAGCATTTTTTCGAGTTTTTGGTATTTGATTTTGATTTGCTCATATAACTCCTCTAATTCAGAATTAGAATATTTTTTTGTTTGTATGTACTGACCTCGTAATTCTTCAAACCTATCTTCACCAAACCTATCTTTGTACCACTTGTAATACTCATAGTTATCGTAGCCGTGAGTAAAGTTATGTGACCAGCATTGAGTATGACAATTACCATCTTTACTAATATCCCATCTGGTTGAGTAATGTCTTCGTGAAAAGATATGGCCATTAGTAAGATTCTGGGTTGTTCCACACTGGACACAATGCCCATCTCTAAGTCTAATATATTTAGATACGATTGTATCAAGTCTTTTTACTAGATTTTTTCTTGTTGGTTTTTTCTTTGTTTTTTTTACCAAAGATTTCCTCCCATCTCTCTGGCGAACATATTCCAGAGAGACTTGTTTTGATTCCAGTAGAAAAAGGTTGGTTTATAGGGTCTATATAAGCACTATCTTTTGGAGGCTTACAAGACTTTTTCTTTTGCCTCTCCCTATCCTTCGCCTTCTTCTCTAATGCTTTTATCTTCGTTGCTTTGTCCATCTATTCTATTCAACTCCTCTTTAAGTTTTTCATAATGCATAGGATTTATGTACTCAAAACTCCTAGCAAATTCAAATAAAGCCTTTAATTTTATTTCTAATTTATTATTCTTTGCTTTTTCCTCTGATAGGAGTGTTGTTAAATCATTATTTGCTTTAATCAATTCGTCATACATTAAAAAGGTATACCTTCGTCTTGATTAGATGAACTACTAGCTCTACTATCTAAAACATCTACTAGTTTTTTGCCTTGCTGATTGTTAAACTGCCTATATTCTCCAGATGGATCATAAATTTCACTGGCCATATCATTTAACTGGTCTCTCTTATCTTTTGGAAACCAAATAATATCCATATAGGTATCATCTTTCTTTTTAACAGATGGACTAGCAACAAACAAACCATTAGTTCCTTCTACTAGTTTGCAGTTTTTAATCTCAAATCCATCTTGAGTTTTAATAGTTAGGATTGCTTTTACTTTGTTCCAATCTACATTCCTCATTCCTATTATTTGCATCGTATCTCCTTTATCGTTTTTTTTAGCTTTTTATAGATAGGTATGGAGTTCTTAACTCTATCCCCATAAACTCTACCTATTTCTTCTTTTGCCTCTTCCAGCAATTCTATCACTTGATATATGTCTTTAATGTGTATCAATTTTTTTAGTGCAGTCTTCTAGCCTTATATATCCAACTAATTTTTTAATTTTTTTTCTATTTTTAAAATTAGTAGTAGCCTCTATTAATTTCCATTCCCATCCAAATGTTGTATCATCTTTGCTTAAATTAAATATATATATATTACCATCAACTCTTACTACATATATAAATTTTTTTTTAGCAAGTTCTGCATATTTAATATTAAAACTATACTTATCAAACTCTATCATTGTATTATCGTAATATTTATTTCTATCTTTAATCTCTACAATATAGTTTTTATCTTCAGCATCAAATCTATTGTACTCGTAGTCGTTCCATTTAAGCTCAATATTGAACTCTTTATTTACTGAATCTAAAATATCTTTTTCGTTTTGTTTCATATTTTTTATTTATTTAGTTATTTTCCAACAACATTTTTTGTATTTTTTTTCAGACCCACACCAGCAAGGTTCGTTTCTTTTAGGTCTTATAAATTTACGAGTTGGCTCTAAACCTATCTGTCTCACACCATCAGACCTTTTATTCGATACAATCCAGTATATAACATCATTCCATAAAACTAAAGTTCCATCTGGATGCTCATCAAGTCCATCAAACACTTTGTCGTGTGAGACAAATCCTTTATTAATAAATGTTTGCTCTTTTATTTCTTCGCCCATTGTCCTAATAGTTCCTTGATTTCTTCTGGAGATGCTGTATCTACTGGTCGATTTTGTTCTTGTATTCTTCTTATTCTTTCAGCCTCTCTTCTTTCCTCAGCTTGTTTAAGTCTTAGTTGCTCTTTCTTTTTTTGATCATAATCTCTATCACTCATACCTCTTTTGTTTTCTTTTGAATTTTTATACCAAGTATTAAGTCTTCTTTTTATTTCAAATGTAGGCTTAGTCTCTGCTAAAAATCTTTTACCAGTTCTGGTTTTTTCAGTCCAATATGAAATAAAGTCTTCCAGCATAGTGGGTAGGTATTGAGTATTCTGCATAACTTCATCTTTAAATTCTTTTATTCTGATTTCAATCGGCTTTATTTTTTTTATATTATTATTTATAGTATTATTATTATTAGTGGATTTTCCACTAGTGGATTTTCCACTCTGGTCTATGGTGGATTTTCCACTCTGGATAGCATCTTTAATCATATAATTTATATTTTTAGGATTTTGATGCTTATCTTCAAATACATTGTACTCTGTAATAAAAGTTCCCTCTGGTGTTCTGTATTTATTTCTGTTAAGATAGTATGCATTTTGCAATTCTATTAATGCTGTCTTTATAGAATCATACCCATCTTTAAAATTTTTAGATATATCTTTAATGCTAGTATTCCATTCATTAGGCTTTGATAATAAATATATTAAAACAGCCTTCGATTTTGCTGATATAGTGTTATCATAAATCAATTTATTATCTATCATTGTAAAGTTTTCTTTTTTATGTGTAGTAAATTTAACCATATAGTTTTCTCCAATCCTTAATTGCTTTTGCTCTCTTCTTGTTATACTTTTGTGTGTTTAATTTTGCACACTTTTTGCAAATATAACCCTTACGAGGGATAAGTTTTACCTCATCTTTTGTAAGGGTCACTTTGCACTGCCTACAATTCATTTAGACTCCGACAAATCTAATTGAAATGTAGATTGTAATTTTGGCTTTCTTTTAGGTTTTTGATCCTTATCATAATCCTCATAAAACATATTAAATTGATACACTAAATGCCCTACTGCCTCTGGATTATAATCAACCTCGTGTAGTAAATTTGTTCTAGGTGAAGGTCTTTCACCAGAGAATGTTTTACTGCAACGAATAACACCTAATCTGTCAATCTTTTCGCCACCCATTTCTTCCCATAGCATTTTGTACATAGAAAGCTGGTACATATAATTAGGGTCTTTATAATTAATAGATGTTTTAGCATCAAGCATCCAAACGTCACCATCAATACGAGCAACCATATCACATCTTCCAGCAAAACCAAACACAAGTTTGCCTTTAGATATTCTTGGCGAGTATAACATCTTTTCAATACTAATAATCTCTGGGTTATGTTTTTCTCTCCAACACACATAGCTAATCATTCCTTTAGTAGCCTCCCTTGACTTATTTTCAAAGTCTACTAACTGACCATCCTCATAGTCTTCTATGCCTTGATGAACATCAGTACCATCTATTAATGCTTGGGTTTTTTTATTATAGTAGGTATCAACAGAACCTTCTGATTGCTTAATAATATATAGTAATGTTGAATGGGCCATAGGGTTTCCATATCTACAGAGAGTAGTTGCAGAGGGAACTATCACACCCTCTGCAATCTCGTAGAACCTACCATAATGAGTTCTTGGATAGATTCTTGGGAAACTCAAGACTTAAATGCCTTTTCTTGTTCTTTTATAATATGCTTTTCTAGTGCAATTAAAGTATTTAAGTGTAATTGCTGATCATTATTAAGATTGGTTTTTGGTTTCCAAAACTTAATATCTTTACGAACATCTTCTAGATTATTTCCAAAACCTTCTGCATAAGTTGTGCCCTTTCTAAATCCTACAACTATTTTATCAGAACCTCTAAGCCTTTGAGGTGCATCTGGTTCTGGTGTAAAGGTAGAGGGTGGTTTTATTGTAGGAGTGCTTTTAGGAATTGGAGATTCGTTAGAAGAGTCTCCCACACCACCCTCATTAATTTCATCTAGCATATCCATCTTATAAACCTCAGCACCCATACCAAAACAAACTGCTATACATTTAGTAAGGCATCTCATCTTTGCTGTGTTGATGCTGAAACAATCGCCAACTGGTTTATTAGAATGATTAGTTACTGGTAACCACATATGCATTTTAACATCGCCTATCCAGATATTACATTCTACACTACAGCTACCATCTCTGTAATACTGGACATCTAACATAGTTCCATCAGCTTGTTCATATTGAACAAATTCCCATCTTGCCTCTGGATAATGTTTTAAAAGTTCTCCTAAAGCATAAGTCCATTCAATGTATTCACCAAATGCACCCTTCTTTGTTTTGATCTTATCTTTAGGAATTTTGACATTAGTTAATGTCTTTCTTATTGATTCTATAGTATGTTTTTTACTCACAACGAATCTCCTTATTATTTAGTTAACTTTATCGATGTATAAATATAATTATAACAAATTTAAAAAACAAGAAATTAAAATTTATGGATTTTCCTTCGTGAAAAAAAAAGACTTGACTTATATATGACTTTACGTGTATATTCTATTGTTAACGAAAACGGAATTGGAGAATTTCAAAATGAAAAAATCTGTTAAAAAATATACTGAAAAAACAATATCAATACTATATAATACTGGTGGTATTTGCTATTCAAGAATAGGATTTCCTAAAACAGCACAAGGGAAAAAAGATGCAGAGTTACTATCTAAAGAAATAAAAAAAGATGAAGACTATGCAAATGGTGGAATGTTTGATGGAATGCCTATGGGTGGTATACACGAATACAAAGATCGTATTGAGGTTTATATGAATTTTTATAATTTATATAGTGAGTTCAATGTTGTTGATCTAAGTGATAATTGCAGTGGAATATGTGGTTATAGTGAATGTGAATGTGAATAAAAACAACGGATGCTGGGTATACTTAGGTATGCCCAGTGTCATTATCTCCCCATAAAAGCCTATCCTCGCTAACCGAAATTACTTGATCAGCACATCTTTTATAACATCCTTAACAGAATCATAAATAGCACCAAAGATTTTTTCTTCAGTAGATTCATTTAAAATAGGGATGTTAACATTCTTATTCCATTTAGATACAACTTTTTCTTTAGTAGCTGGATCATCTAACTTAGCCATAACCCAGTCAGCTATTTGTTTTTTTAAGTTCATCTTCTTCCTTTTCTTTTTTTGCCATTTTTTTAATTTCAAAATCTCTTTGGAATTTTGGTAGGCTTAATAACCATTCCCAGTCTATTTTTTTCTTGCTTGTTTTTCTAGCCATTTTATTCTCTTCTCTAAATTTTTTATTGGTGGATGCGAGTCATTTTTTAAAGAGCCTATGTCTTTTTCAATTATTTCTTGATTTTTTAATATCTTTGTTTGATTTTTTTGAACTTGCTTCATTTGTCTGTCAAGCACATTATCTTTATTAACATAATCATCCATTTTTTTTAAGTTGTGCTTTTCATTAATTTTTTTCATTATAGCACTAAATATTAATTTAACAACCATCGCTTGTATCATACTTTTCTCCATTCTTTTATTTTAATAGCCAGAGTTATTAAACCAATAATTAACCCAACGAGTAATGTAAGGAATGAAAGGATAGGATTTAAAATACCAGTCCAATATAATATTCCAGACCCAGCACTGGAGGCTATACCAATCTCCGGCTGATTGCTTAATGTATCTAAAAAATCTTTCATTTATAAATCTCCTTTATATAATAATAACCCTATTGTAAAAAAAACCACAAAACCTAATATAAAAAAACCAAAATCATTCATTGCAGTTATCCCACTTCTTCAAATCTAGCATAGGCAGAGGTTTTTCTATTAAATGATCTTTTAATTTATCATTTTGTATAGCTACTTTATTTCCACCTTTAATAAATGGTTTTCCATCTGCACATCCTACTTCATAAACAAACAATATTGTTTTCCAAAAACCTACTCTAATTACCCTTGCTGGTCTTCCATCAAATATAACAGTATCATCTGTGTTTAAATCGTCTCCAGCAAAAACCTTAATTGCTTCTACCAAAGACTCTATAGTAGATCGACCAATAAGCAAAACAAAACCAACAGCAATCATCCAGCCATATTGCCCTATCATTGATTCAATTGTCTGCTGATCCATATTAATCCTTGTTTGCTTTTAAAAAGTGTTCAGTTGTCCCTTTTCCTTTTTCTGTGTTATAGTATTGTTTCCAGTATTCTGCTCTAAATTTTTTACTTCTAGGTATAGGCTCTGGAACTCTTCTGTAGTGAAGTCTACATAGACATACAGCAACAGCAATGTTTGTTTTTAAACTAAATTCTAAGTCCAGAGGGTCAACACCAAAATAAATTAAAGCCTCAACTAATGACGGCCTATATTCTACATAGTTATTAAATATATCTCTAGCTGTATCTGGCTCTATTTGAAAAAAACTTAAAGCTGGACCACCACCTTTTTGTACCAAAGCTCTATATCCAGACTCAGCCATACCAGTTTCATATATTAAGTTAACAGCCTCTTCCGTAACTGGTATTTTTGTTAATTTTTCTAATTTTTCTAAAACCTCAATAATTATATTTTTTATATCTTTTTTCATTTTGTGTATAATTGTTTTAATCTTTTAGTATAAAGACTAGGTGTTATAAGATTGTTATCTAGTGCATCTATTAATACATTTTCATACATATCAATACTAGCATTTGATAAAGTTTCTTTTTTTAAGTCTTCTTTTAATTGTTTTAATTGTAAAGATGTTGTTTTTTCTATGTTTGATTCGCTACGCTCAAAAGGATAGTAAGGCCTATCTTTAAATGCATCAACACTAGGCGTTATCCAAAAACCAACCTTACCTACAACTGGTATTCTTTGCATTAAATCAAAGTAAGTTTCTTTTATTTCTTCGCCTCTCATATCTTCAAATTCTTCGTCTGTCATACTTTCTTTAGTTTTTTCTAAAGATATGTTCTTCCTAAGCCTTTCAATATCTGTAAGTAATTCTTCTCCAACTGAAAAAGATGGAGGCCCTACAAATTTATTTATTATACCACGAAACCCATATCTTTCTACTTGATATATATGATACCTACTAGCACCTATAAATTGTAAAAGATTATCAAATGCATAATCGCTTATATTTTTTATAGGTCTTAATAAAATTAAATCTTTTAAAGCATCTTTTGGAACACCAGCTACAAGAAACATCATTAAAAATCTTGTAAAGTTTGCAAAACCTAGTGCTTTTTCTTTGTATGTTTTTGCATTTTTTATATCATTTACAATTTTTCTACGAATCACATCTAACTGTCTTATTGTAAAAGTTTTCAATTGATAAAGTAGCCTTCCTTTGTTAGCATTTAAATATCCTTGAGGCATTTCTGATTGTGTTACTGGTTGATGGTCTAATAATTTATTAAAAACTAAAATTTGCACATCTTCAGTTACAATTCCATCTGCAAAATCTTGTATAAGTTGATTAATTTTTTCTTGATCTTTTGTGTCAAAATAACTTTCTATATCTTTTTTGAATTGCTTAGAAATTTTTCCAGATTTAGCCTCTTTAGAATATCTATTGTAAATAGAATTAATTAAAGTTTCTTTACCCAGCCTATCTATTTTACTTAAGCCAACTATTTTAAATATACTATCAACAGCTTTTCCAGTTCCTCTGTTGGATGTAAATTCTTGCCCAATTTTCTCAATTCCTATATCTTCTATTTTTATTTTTTTAGTAGTAACTAAAGTTCCTAAAGTTTCAAAAAAACCAGCTTGGTCTAAACTGTAGGCTAAGTCTCCTATTTGTGTTATAGCAGAAATAAAACTCCCCATTGTAAGAATATATGTACTATTCTTAATATCTGAAATAATTGGACTTGTTGCTTGTGGATTTAATCTTGAATTTAAAACTTCTTTAAGAGTTTGCTCTTGCTTTACTGTGAGAGGAGTTCTTTCATTAACTTCTACAATAAATTTAGCTATAGCATTTTCATTAATTTCTCCTTGACCAATAAACTTTCTTTTTTCTATAACATCAGTCATATTTTCTATGTAGTTCATTAAAGCTTCAGAAGAAGGTCTATAAAACTTATTAATTTCACTGTCTATAATTTTGACTGTTCTAGGTTTAGCAGATTTAGGATCGCCAGAATTAAGAGTTTTGTAGCCTCTCATTATCATACTCATTATATGCTCTTTTTCTTCTATTGTTAAAGGCTCTCCATTTTTCTTTTCAATAGCTTCTTTTTGTAGTCTGTTATAAAGAGTTTGCAAGTTAGGGTCTATGTTAAAAATTGTCTGCCTTAATCCATCTAAATCATCTAAACTTCTAGGAATATAATTTTCTATAAATCCAATATCTCCACCAGTGTCAATATAGTCTTGACGAATTTGATCAAGCATTATTCTTAATGTATTATACTCTTTTTCTAATCCATACTTGTTTATTAATTCATCTATTTTAGGTTGATGTGAGTTTTTAAAAGCTAAATCCAGATAATAAAAATCTTCCTCTGTCATATTTTTTGCTTTGTCAAAAAAATTGAAAACAACTTCTCTGCGAAATTTAGTTTTTTGCAGTAAGTCGTATTCAAAATCTCTAAGTTTTCTTTTTAATATAGGATCAATGCCTTCTAAAACTGAAGATATTGGCTTTAAAATTATTTCTAGCTGTCTTAAAGCATCTCTTTCTTTTGTTAGAGTGCTTATTATCTTGTTTTTAATTTTATCTTTAAAAGGCTCTTCGCTTGGAGGGGTTTCAAATATTTCTTTAATTTTTGTATCAAAATCTAGGTTTTCAAAAGAATCTTCTGATAGTTCATCTGGGTCTACTGGGTCGAGTCTGTAACTTTCGTTGTTTTTGCTGATTTCTTTTTCGATGAGGGATTCAATTTTCCTTGAACTATTTTCCAGCCTCGTTTGTATACCTCGTCCGTATCTTTGAACCAGCCTTTCAATGTAATCTTGCCCATTATTTTTTTCCTCCCAATTATTATTACTTTCAAGCATATCGCCTAATGCCATTTTTATATCTATGTTGCCATCAAAATCTTGTAGCGATTCTTTGTGTAAATTTATAAAATCTTCTGTTTCTTTCAAAATGTAATCTGCTTTTTCTTTTACCCTTGTTATTTTTGAAGGTGCTTTAAAGTTAGTTATTACACTTAAAGCTGGTATTTTTTTACCTTCAACCATAACGTAGTCAGAAGATGCTCCAGAAATAACATCCGGTGCTACTTCTCTTAATTTTTTATAAAACTCATCTTGTTTTTTTAAATTTTTAAAATTACCATCTACATCATAAAAATATAGTATAGTATTTTTACCAGTAGGATTATTCTTACTGCCTACAATAGAAGTTTGTTGTGCAAGATAACCCAAAATATCTATAAACGATTTAATACCATCTTTAGATGCTATAGTAGTAATAGTTGTGGTTGGTTCAGCAGAATAGTCTTTCCAAAAACCTTGTTTATGAAAGTCAACATTAGACTTCACTCCAGTTATTTTAGATGCTATTTTTATAATAGATTCATTAATTTTTTTTGTTATTTTTAATTGATCATCAAAAGTCATATCATATATTTGTGGAAACTTTTTAGAATACGGAGTTCCTTCTCCAAAAACTAATGCAGATGTAATTTTTTGTGTATTGCTAAGTATTGCATCTCCCATTGTTCCTCCAGCATCTACACCATAGTCACCTAAGAAATTTATGACATTTACCCAGTCTACTGCTTGAACTTGTTGAGTTGTCCACTTTTGACCCATCCAATTAATATCATTTAATTTTTTTGTTAGTTTGTTACCAAAAGCAGAAGTGTTTTCATATTGAGTTTCTGTTGGATTTCCTCCAAAATCAACAGATAAAGATTTTAGTTTGTTTTTACCAAAGGCTCTTACTAGTGCATTATAAAATGCTGAGTCTATAAAACCTCTCCCTCTTGATGTATGAATATCAGCAGTATATGGAGAACCACCTTTAGGATCATTTCCCATAAGATATCTTGTGTTATTCCCTATTGCAGAATCTATAAAATCAAATAATTTTTGACCAATTCCACCTTTAATTTTTCCATCTTCTGTAAACAACTGTCTAACTGCTTCATCGTTTAAACCAGCTTTTTTATTTCCTTTTAAATTGCTTGTTTCTTCTTCGTAAGCTAATAATAAATTGTTAATTGCACCTTCTGGTGACTCATTTACTTGAGTTACCAATGAACCTAAAACAAATTTTATTGCACTTTCTGGAGACCCGTCAGTCAAAGGCTGAATATCTTCTATGTAATTGTCATACCAGACTCTTGCTTCCATTATTTGTTCTAAAGTCATATTATTTTCTACATCTTTTATCCACTGATTAATAGTTTTATTTCCAACTGTCATTCTATAGTTGTCATTAACTAAAGTTTTAGATTTGTTTTTTGGTTCTCCAATTTTAGGGTCTCTATTAATTTTTTTCCGAAGATTTGATTCGGTATCTTTGTCTGGCAGAACAGAATATATATTGTCTCTTACTTCATCACCTTTGTATTCTGGATTTGGTTCTATTCTAAATGACATCCTAGGATCACTTGTAGGCTCTGGATTGAATTGAGATTTAATTTGTTCTGGATAAAAAGCTACATAAATTGT